AAAGAATCCATTATCTCCTAGACAAAAATTAGATCATATGAAAAAAATGTTTCCTAGATATGCTAGAAACTTTGAAATTAATTCAACAAATATGATTTTAGATATAGGATCATACCTATTCAAAAAAGGTTATACTGCTATTAAGATGGTAGTAGGTAGTGATAGAGTAAGAGAATTTGAAACTATACTTAAAAAATATAATGGAGAAAGAAATAGACACGGTTTCTATGACTTTGAAACAATCAAAGTTATATCAGCAGGAGAAAGAGATCCAGACGCAGAAGGTGTATCAGGAATGTCGGCAAGTAAAATGAGATCAGCCGCTGAAAAAGATGATATACAAACTTTCAAAAAAGGAATACCTGGTGGTTATAGGGACGCAGAAAAACTATTTAAAGATGTAAGAAAAGGAATGCGATTAGCAGATAACTATTCTTACGAAACAAATTACAGACCAATAAAATCTCTACAAGAATTTGAACAAAATCAAATTAGAGATTTATACATTAGAGAAATGATCTTCAATATAGGAGATCAAATTAAATATATCAAAGAAGATATTGATGGTAAAGTGATTAGAAAAGGTACAAATTATATTGTACTAGAAGATAATAAAAATAATTTACACAAAGCTTGGATATGGGATTGTTTACCTGATCCAGCAGATAGAGAGGCACAAGTGCGAGAACACAATTTAGATGTAGATTACGGCTTTACAGCTGTTTCTACCAAAGAAGATATGGATAGGTTGCCACAAGACAAAGATGTTAAGAAAAAAGATGGCACACAACCTAAAAAGTATTACAAAGATATGTCAAAAGATACAAAAGATAAAAGAGCAGATCATTTTAAGAAGACAGATACTACTAAAAATGATAACGATTCAGCGCCAGGAGATAAAGACGCAAAGACAAAACCTAGTACACATACTCAAAAGTACAAGAAAATGTATGGTGAATTTAAGAAAGAGTCATACGATATAGGACACGACTATGCTAAACACGCTGTATCAGTTACACCAGGACAAGACGGATACGACCCTAATTATCAAGGTGGTGCATATAAACCTGCCGTTGATGGTACTTCAGGTGAAAAAGTAGTAGAAAGACCAATTAGTGATGATATTTCTGTAAAAGATATCAACGATTGGGCAACTACAAGTGAAACAATAGATAAATATAAGGAAAGATACAAAGAAGAATGGCAAAGAAAATTGTCTGAGGTTGTATCTAAAATGATAAGGAATATATAATGTTAAGTTTTGCAGATTATAAAGATAGAATATCAAAATCGGTACACTATCATATTGAAAACAATATACCTTTTGCTGAGAACATTTATCGTGTTCATAGTGAAGAATTTTATAAGTTGTTTAATGAGGCAAGATCATTGTATAGTGAAGGACTTTTAACTGAATTGAACGATTGGGATAAACAGTTATTAGAAACAGACATTGGTGAGTTTGGTTTATACGAAAATCAAAAAGTACCTTTAGACTGCCCTATACAAGAAGAAGACGAAAAAGATCCGCCTTTAAACAAACCTAAAAAAGGTGGACCTAAAAAGTTTTATGTCTTTGTAAAAGACGGTGATAAGATTAAGAAAGTTAGTTGGGGAGATACAACAGGACTAAAAGTCAAGTTGAATGATCCTGAGGCTAGAAAAAACTTTGCTGCTCGGCACAATTGTGCTAGTAAAAAAGATAAAACAACACCTGGATATTGGGCGTGTAATTTGCCTAGATATGCAAAGAGTTTAGGACTACAAGGTGGTGGAAATTTTTATTGGTAATGAACTCGCTTGATAATTATTATAAACCTTTTGAAGATTTTGATAATAGTATTTACAAAAAAGTATTTACTAGAGTTATTAAAGAAGATGTGAAACAAGATCAACTTATATGGCACATAGATAAAAAAGACCGTGATATAAAAGTTGTTTGGGGTACAGGATGGAAATTACAAAATGATAATGAGTTGCCTTTTGAAATTAAAATAGGGCAAACATATCATATTAACAAAGAATCGTTTCATAGATTACTTAAAGGTGATTCGGAACTAAAACTAGAGATAAAAGAATATGAGTAGAACACTAAAAGAAGTAAGAGAAAATTTATTAGAGGCTGCCGAAGCTACTAAAACTAATTTACAGTACATTAGAGCAAAGACAGCTAAGAACGATCACTTTGAAACTAGAAGATATATCGCTGCTGAAATTTTAAGAGATACAAAATTAGCAGACGCATACAAAGGTTTAGAAATGGTACACGATAACTATGCTAGAGTTATTGGCAATGACGCTATTACAATCAGACAAAGATTAGAAAAAATGATGATGGCAGATTTAAAAAGAAAAATTAAAAATTGGGACGAAGTTTATTCGGCACTATAAGGGAGAACAATGACACATATTAGAACATTAATGGATCAAATGATACAGATAGACGAAGGCAGAATGAAAGATATATTTACTGCTGACCAAGAAGGTCAATCTGCTAAAGAAATTGCTAAGGCATTAAACTTACCATTAGGTACAGTTAAGAAAATCTTAGGTGAATAAGAAGAATTAAAAGAATTTACGGCAAGTCAATTAGATATACTATCAAAACAATATGCTGGTATGTCTGGTAAAACAATTTCAATAGATCAGGCAAACAAGTTAAGAAAGATATTCAAACAAATACCTGATAGTGCTATGAGTGCTTTAAGAAAGAAAAAGATACCTTTCTTATCAGGTCTTGCATTATCTCGTATGGTACAAAAAGGTATGCCTGTAAAAGAAGACGCAGACGCACCTAAAGAAAATAATGTTGATAAAATTAAACTTGCAAAAGAAAAAGATACAGACGCATTAGAAAAACAATTAGTTACTGCTCAAGGTCAAATTAATATTCTAAAACAAAAATTAGAAAACGAAAAGAACAAGGCAGTTAAACCAGAACCTAATAAAGACACAGGTGAGGTACCTTTAACAGTAGGTGTTGCACACAAATATTTAAAAGATAAACAAGAAAAAGAAAAAGAAGAAGTTAAAAAAGAAGAAACAATAATAGAGTTTAAAAAGATGACAGTATCTTTTAAAACACACGATATGATGTCTAAGGCTTCAACAGATTTAGCAAAACAAGGTTTCACTATCTCTGGTAATCAAAAGGCATTAAAAGTAGATGGCAAAGGTGCAGACCTTAACAAGTATGCTACAGATTTAAAAAATAATTATGGTGCAACAGTTGTAGCAGAGGCACAAACGGCATTTACTTCACAACAAATTAAACAGGCATACGGAATTGCAAACGATCCTAGATACAAAGGTGGTGACTATTCTGGTGCTGTTAAGGCAATTGAAAAACTTGCAAAAGGATTATCAACACATCCAGATGTAATGAAAGTATTAAAAAAAACTAACGAAGATGTACACGCAGGTGCTAAATTAGTTTACGAACAAATCAAAGGTCTTAAAAACAAAGCAGAAAAAACAGGTATGCCATATGGTGTACTTAAAAAAGTTTACGATAGAGGTATGGCAGCGTGGAGAGGTGGTCACAGACCAGGAACAACTCAACAACAATGGGCATTTGCTAGAGTAAACTCTTTTGTAACCAAATCATCTGGTACCTGGGGTGGTGCAGATAAAGATTTAGCAAAACAAGTAACGGGAAAAAAACTAAAATGAATGAAAAATATTTAAAAACTAAAGAAGGTAGTATTGAAGATACTGTAAAACTTATGCAAAATAAAGTTTTAGAATCTGACTACCAAGATAAATTTAAAAAGGCATTAGACAAAGAAGGTAAACCTTTAGGTCATATGACAGGTGCTGAAAAGAAAGCATTTTTTGGCAAAGTAGATAAAATGCACACAGCTAAAAATGAAGAAAAAGATATACCAAAAGGTTCTCACAAAATGCCTGATGGTACTATAATGAAAGATAGTGAACATAAAAAAGAAGTTAAAGAAGAAGACGCTTACGATGGCACTCCTGCTGAAGTTAAAAAACTTAAAGCAAAAGAAAAAGCAGATGCTGAAAAAGCAAAAGCAAAATCTAAAAAAGAAGAAGTCAACGAAACACATACTACTCAAACTGCTAAAGCAAA